CGCGCAGCTTCATCCTCGGACCCATCGCCAATGCCCTGACCGGCGCGCTGGGCGGGGCCAGTGGTCTCGCCAGCGATCTCTTCGCCGACATCCTGCATTCCGGCGGCACTGTGGGCATGGCGGGCACGCGGCGCGCGGTGCCAGCGCTGGCCTTCGCCGGAGCGCCGCACATGCATGCCGGTGGCTGGGCCGGGCTGAAACCGGATGAGGTGCCCGCGATCCTGCAGCGTGGCGAGCGGGTGCTCTCGCGCCGCGAGGCGGCGGGTTATGGCCGGGGGCAGGCCGGTGCCGCCCCCAACATCTCGGTCACCATCATGTCGCGCGACGCCGAAAGCTTCCGGCAATCGCGCACGCAAATTGCCGCAGATATCGCCCGCGCGGTGTCACTGGGTCGGAGGGGCATGTGATGGCGTTTCACGAGGTCCGGTTTCCCGACAACATCAGCCGCGGCGCGCGCGGCGGGCCCGAGCGGCGCACCCAGATCGTGGAGCTGGCAAGCGGCGATGAGGAGCGCAATGCCAGTTGGGCCAACAGCCGCCGCCGCTATGATGTTGCCTACGGCATTCGCCGTGCCGATGATCTGGCGGCAGTCGTCGCTTTCTTCGAGGCCCGCAACGGTCGCCTGCACGGATTTCGTTTCAAGGACTGGGCCGATTACCGATCCGGCTTACCCTCGCAGGAGATCACCCCCCCGGATCAGCAGATCGGCACTGGCAATGGTGCCGTCACCACATTCGCGCTGCTGAAGCGCTACACATCCGGCGCGCAAAGCTGGACCCGCGCCATCACCAAGCCGGTCGCGAGCTCTGTTCGCGTGGCCCTAACCGGGGTCGAGCAGATGTCCGGCTGGAGCGTTGATATCACCACCGGCACGATCAGTTTCGCCACCCCACCCGGCGCCGGTGTCGCCATCACTGCGGGCTTCGAGTTCGACGTCCCGGTCCGTTTCGACAGCGACATGCTGGATGTCACGCTCGATATCGAACGGCTCGGCTCGATTACCTCGATACCACTGTTGGAGATCCGGCGATGAAGTCCCTTTCCCCCGCGCTGCAAGCCCATCTCGACGATGGCACAACCACCCTGTCCTGGTGCTGGCGCATCACCCGTGCTGACGGGGTGACGCTTGGCTTCACCGACCATGATCAGGTGCTGGTGTTCGATGGCACCGATTTTGAACCCGAAAGCGGCTTTGCCGCCTCGGAGGTCCGCTCGGGGTCCGACCTTGCAGTCGATGCGCAAGACGCAGAGGGCGTGCTGACTTCGGACCGGATCACCGAGACCGATATCATTGACGGGCGCTGGGACAATGCCGGGGTGGAACTGTGGCGGGTGAACTGGGCTGACCCGGGCCAGCGCGTCTTGCTGCGGCGCGGGGCGGTGGGCCAGATCCGGCGCGGCCGGATGGCTTTTGTTGCCGAGGTTCGCAGCCTTGCCCATGTGCTGGGCCAGACCGTCGGGCGAACATTCCAGAGCAGTTGCGATGCAGCGCTGGGCGATGTGCGCTGTGGCATCGATCTGGAAAGTGCTGCCGCGAAGGGCACTGGCGTAGTCACCGGCCCGCTCCGGGATCGTGCGTTCACGGCTGCGGGGTTGTCGGCGTTTGCGGCGGACTGGTTCGCCTCCGGAACGGTGCAATGGACCAGCGGCGCCAATGCCGGGCGGCAGGTGGAAATACTGGTGCATGATCTGGCGGGCGGCGTCGCCACGCTGACGCTGCTCGAAGCCCCGCTGCGCGCCATAGCCATGGGCGACAGCTTCGTCGCGCGGGCAGGCTGCGACAAGCGCATCGTAACCTGCAGCGCCAAGTTTGCCAACACCGCCCGCTTCCGCGGCTTTCCGCATATCCCGGGGCAGGATGCCGTGCTGCGCTATGCCAGCCAGGATGGCGCGCATGATGGAGAGGTGCTGTGACCCCGGCGCTGTCCGCCGCCGACCCGGCCCTTGTCATCGCTGCTGCCCGCTCATGGCGGGGTACCCCTTACCACGATCAGGCCAGCCTGCGCGGCGTGGGCTGCGACTGCCTCGGCTTTGCCCGCGGGGTCTGGCGCGAGGTGGTCGGCGCCGAACCGTTTCCGATCCCGCCCTATAGCCGCGACCTTGGCGAGACAGGCCCCCGCGAGGTGCTGGCCGAGGGCGCGCGCCGGATGATGGAGGAGATCGCCCCGGGTGACGCCCCGCCTGGCGCGCTGGTCCTGTTCTGCATGGGCGGGCGCGGTAGTCCCGGGCGCGCGATCGCCAAACATGTCGGCATCCTCACCGGTCCCGAGTGCTTCATCCATGCCTGCGAGCGGCTCGGCGTTGTCGAGCAAGACCTGACCTCGGTCTGGCGACGCCGCATCGGCTTCGCTTTCCTGTTCCCATTCTCCAACAGCAACTGAGACATTCCCCATGGCATCCCTCATCCTCGGCGCGGCTGGCACCGCGATCGGCTCCAGCATTGGCGGCTCGCTGCTCGGGATGTCCGCAGCCGCTGTCGGCGGCATGATCGGATCGGCTGTCGGCGGCGTGGTCGACAGCCTGCTGGTCTCGGCGCTGATGCCCGCGCAGCGCATCGAGGGCGCGCGGCTCGATGTATTGCGCATCACCTCTTCGACCGAAGGCATGGTGATCCCGCGGCTCTTTGGCCGCATGCGGGTCGGCGGCAATGTGATCTGGGCCACGGATTTCCGGGAGGAGATCAATACGACCAGCCAGGGCGGCGGCAAGGGCTTTGGGCCCAAGGTCACCACGACCGAGTATCTCTATTACGCCTCCTTTGCGGTGGCACTCTGCGAAGGAGAGATCACCGGCATTGGCCGGGTCTGGGCGGACGGCAATGCCATGGACATGACCGGGATCAGCTGGCGCTGGTATCCGGGTGACGAATCGCAGACGGCCGATCCGTTCATTCTGGCGAAGATGGGCACGGAGAACACCCCCGCCTATCGTGGCACAGCCTATGTGGTGTTCGAAGAACTCGACCTCACCGGTTTCGGCAACCGCCTGCCGCAACTGACCTTCGAAGTGTTCCGGCCATTGGCTGATCCCGACACCGCCGAAGGGCTGGTGCGCGCGGTCACCCTGATCCCGGCCTCGGGCGAGTTCAGTTATGCTACCGAGACCATCCGCAAAGCCACCGATGCCTATGGCAGCACCACCAGCGTCGAGAACCTGAACGCGGTCCCCGAGACTCCGGATATCATCGTGGCGCTGGACCGGCTGCAGTCGCTGGCCCCTGCGGTGGAGAGCGTGTCGCTGGTGGTGGCCTGGTTCGGCGATGATCTGCGCGCCGGGCGCTGCAAGGTTCAGCCCGGTGTCGAGGTGCCGGACAAGACGACCTCTCCTTCGTCATGGTCTGTCAACGGGATCGGGCGTGAGAACGCCTATCTGGTGAGCCGCGACGCCGAGGATCGTCCGGTCTATGGCGGCACCCCGGCAGACTTTGCCGTGGTGCAGGCGATCCGCGAGATCAAGGCACGGGGGCTGCGGGTCACCTTCTATCCGTTCATCCTGATGGATGTGCCCTCCGGCAATGCCATGCCCAATCCCTACAGCGACAATGCCGCGAGCATTGGCCAGCCCAGCTTTCCCTGGCGCGGCCGGATCACCTGCTCCCCTGCGGCAGGATTTGCAGGCAGTGCCGATCAGACCGCGATTGCAGCGCTGCAGGTCGCGGCGCTGTTCGGGGCAGCCACACCGGGCAGCTTTACGGTGTCGGGCGAAAGCGTCAGCTGGACCGGGGCGGCGGATGATTGGGGTCTGCGGCGGATGGTGCTGCATTATGCGCATCTCTGCGCTGTGGCGGGTGGTGCCGATGCCTTCCTGATCGGCACCGAGATGCCGGGGCTGACCACGATCCGCTCCGGGGCCGGGAGCTATCCTGCAGTCACCGCCTTCAGGAGTCTCGCGGCCGATGTCCGTTCGATCCTCGGCGCGGGCACCAAACTCGGCTATGCTGCCGACTGGTCGGAGTATTTCGGGCATCATCCGGGCGACGGCAGCGGCGATGTCCATTTCCACCTCGATCCGCTCTGGGCCGATGCCAACATCGATTTCATCGGCATCGATAACTACATGCCGCTCTCGGATTGGCGCGACGGGTTTGATCATGCCGACGCGACGCTGGCCCCTGCAATCTATGACCGGGCCTATCTGCAAGCCAACATCGCCGGTGGCGAAGGCTTCGACTGGTTCTATGCCAGCCCGGGTGATCGCGCGGCCCAGATCCGGACCCAGATCAGCGATGGGGCAGCGGCCAAACCTTGGGTGTTTCGCTACAAGGATCTGCGCAGCTGGTGGTCAGAGGTACACTATGACCGTCCCGGCGGGCCGGAGGCCGCGACCCCCACCGCATGGGTGCCGGGGTCAAAACCGATCTGGTTCACCGAACTGGGCTGCCCCGCCATCGACCGGGGCAGCAATCAGCCGAATGTGTTCTTCGATCCCAAATCCTCGGAAAGCTTCACGCCCTACTTCTCGCGCGGCTGGCGC